AACAGTTACGAAATCATGCCTTGTTACTTTTCGGTCATCGCTTCCGATAATTTGATAGACTACTGTATTGTCTAGTACCGCATATACTTGTATGGGAACTCTTCCGAGATAAGCTGTAAAAGGAGTTGATATAACATACTCCGTTGTCAGCAACTCGGAAAGAATTATCTTCATGCTGACCGTTATTCTCTCCATTGAACCGCTACAGTCAATTTTCTACCTCTTTAATTCACGTAGGTTGGGATCGATATCTAACATTACTGGTGGTTGTAATCCTCCCATGATATGCAATCGAACTAACGCCCCTTCGGCAATTGCTATTCTTTCTTCAGATGTTAAATCCCAATAAGAAATATTTCCAACTATTTCATCTCCGGACATTAATCTTTGAACAGGAAGATTGCCAATATCTTTGTCGATATGAGTGCCTTTATATACAGCATCACACGCTTCTGTAATTACTGGAAACAATTTCTATACCTTGTTAGGGACTCTTTCTATTTGCCTTACGACTAGCATTTGCCATTCTTCTCTTAATGATCTTCTTTGCGATTAATCGTAACTTAAGCCTGGGCTTTTTGCGAAGCTTTGGGTCTTTCGGTGGATGAATGTTCTTGATAAGTTTAGGCATCAATTATCCTAACATCTGGAAATGCTTGTTCAAACGGAACGTGATGTTTGGAAACGTTTGAGAAAATCTTAATTGCATGTTCCTGACTTACCGGAGTAATCGATACTACGCTAAGAGTTTGAAGAATAGTGAAAAAATTATCGTGGGTGCTTCTCATAAGCCAACCCCACCCAAGGAATATGGGGCCCTCGGAAATACACTTAGCGTCCAGGCTCGAATATCTCATACCGTCGATAACCTCAATGATTTCAGGAACGGGATAGGAGTCCTTTGGAGTTTTCCTCTCTCGCCTAGCTTTGATTACCTTATAAGTTGCCGCTGTAATTCCTGCAAATACAAGACCAGTTAATCCACCAGCAACCCCATACAAAATATAAGTTAACACTTGCATTTTTTCAATCTCTCAACAAATTTTTCATATGATTCTCTCTCGGCTCGTACCTGCCCAGGAGTAATTGACATTTTTCCAGAGGCAGTTAGCGCTTCGGCATATGCTTTGCGCCAAATATTCCACAAGTCGATTAATTTAACTTCGGGTTCATGAATTCTTTCCATCCGTCACTCCCTAATAAATTTTTGGTTTGTAATGCACTAATTAAAGAGGAGGCTGCTTCATCTACCGTATCTTCTTCAACTCCGAATATGTCGCCATCCTCATTTGAGATCATTGCTACGTACTTGTCATCTTTGATTCTAAAGCAAAATCTAGAAACTCCTAACTTTTGAAGTTCACTCAGTAAAAATCCAATTGTCATCTTTCCTTCTTCTGTTTAGTATCTTCTCCACAATAACAAACGTGATCTCCTTTGTGATCTCTCTTTCTCAAACAGGCATGACCAATACTTTCTCCAGGAAGCGTCCACTGAAATCCGCATCTAGCATATTTCATGACGTTCCCATTTCCTCTTTAAAGAACCAATATCGGCAAGTGCGGCATTGCTTTTGACGATCACCATTTTTGATTCTTCTTCGGGCCCATTCAGCTCTTTCGACATATCCTTCCGGCCCTCCTATTATGTGATGGTTGCACATTCCTTTATATATTGGCGTCATGGATTAAGCCTCGCTCCAAAACATTGTGTATTTCTTTTCAAACTTTAGGTGAATCGTTCCGGTCGGGCCATTGCGCTGTTTTAGCACAATTGCCTCAGCATCGTGCGGGTCAGCCGAAGGGTTGTAATAGTGATCACGATAGAGTCCTAAAATTACATCAGCCTCATTTTCGATACCGCCAGACTCTCGAAAGTCTGAGATTAATGGCCGATGATCTTCTCGAAACTCGGGCCCTCTGTTCAGTGAAGAAAGAACAATGATTGCTATGTCTAGTTCTCGCGCGACCCGCTTTGCAGTTTGAGCAAATCCTGAAACTTCTTGCTCTCGATTTCCTCCTCTTCCAGTTCCTTTCAGAAGTTGAAGGTAGTCCAAAATTACACACTCAATTCCAAACTGATACTTCATCTTTCGAGACTTTGTAATCAGATCGATTTCACTCAAAGACGAGTCGTCATCGACATAAATTGGCGACTCGGAAAGAGGGGCCGAAACGTCCAGCACTCTCTGCCATTCCTCTCTGGAGATTAGAGCGTCGCGTAGCTCTGACGAATCAACAGTTGCAAGCTGGGCCAGCATACGATTTACTAATGACTGTTTAGACATTTCCAGTGAGAAAATTCCTACCGGTTTTTTCTGCTGCATTCCCAGGTCTAGCGCTACGTTCAATGCGAATGCGGTTTTGCCCGACCCTGGCCGACCTCCAATAACAGTCATCTCTCCCGGTCTAATGCCATGCAGAATTTTGTCTAGATTTGCCCACGGCCACGCCAACCTAGGCGGCTGAGGACTTCGGAGAATTTCAATGTAGTCTGGAATCGCGCCGTCCCCTAGTTTCTCGGCGATCCTCCCTGTTGTACTGGTTAGTGAAAATAGTTTTTGAAGCGCATCGTTTAGAATGTCCTCAGCACTGGCTCCACTATTCTGTCCACGAAAAACTACATCCCTAGCGATATCAATGATCTGTCTTTTTTGGAATGTCGAGATAATAAGGTTGGCGTAATGGAGAACATTTTGCCTTACAAACCCTTCTGATTGAAGAATTGCAAGATATGCACGCCCGCCGACTACGCTAAGCTTTTCAGCTTTCTCTAGTGCTGCGCCAACTGTGATCGTATCAATTGGCTCTTGATGTAAAAAAAGTTCGGTGCAGGTTAAATAGATTTCCTGATTTTTCCCATGATAGAAATGTTGGGGGCGAAGGATGTGCGTGATTTCTTCAAGGGTTTCAGGGTAGTTCAGGATCACTCCAAGTAGGGCCCTCTCAGCCTCCGTGTCCTTGGGCGGTTCGTTTATTTCTGGTAACATTTCTCTCATTGTGCAGCGAATAAAACTCCCTGAAGAAACAAGAGCCATTACAGAAGAAGAGGAAATTGCTTTGGGATTCCCCTCTAAAAAAGGAATGTTAGATTTAGATATCTATACCATTGACGAATTAGCTGAACGTCTTGATATCACTCCTGTTACTGTTCGTAATCACATTAAGGCTGGCCGACTTGTCTCTATAAAATTCGGCGGGCCAACCGGACACCGAATTCTTAGACAACACATTTACGAATGGCTAATTGGAATGCAAACCGACCTAATCGATGTTCATCGTCCCGCTGCTCGGGGGAAAAAGAATATCTCTAACGGAAACGGGAACTGATCGTCGAACAACGAAAGACTCTTTGTGAAACTGTCGTTCTGCCTCTATAAACGCTGAGCGAAAATAGAGTGCAGAATAGATGCATCCTGCACTTCCACTTCTTTCGATCACTTGTTTAATTACCTCTAGTTTTTGATCAAGCGGAAAGCTAAAACTAGCTAAGTAATAGGCATCTCTCCACTTAACTGATTTAGCAGTTTTCGTTGTGATAAATTTGATTATCACGCGGGCCTGATCAGCGACTATCGGATTTAACATTTACGAAACCTGAGCTGTCTTAGTTGCCTTCTTGCGCTTCGCCTTTGAAACTCCTGAAACCCTAGCGTAAATCAACACTTTATTTCCTTCGGTTCGAGTAGTAACTTCCGCACCTAGTTTCTTAAGTGCTGCGCTTCGACTCTGCGCTAACGAACGCTTTGCACAACGATAGACAATTGCCCACTCGTTAGGCTTGGCCGTTAACTGCGTAACGATACGCGAGTTGCGACCCTTACTTGTTTTGACCTGAGCCGGAACTTCATCAACAAATTTAATTCCCATTGACATTTTCCTTTGAGGTTTTCTTAACCTTAGTAGTCCTTAAGAGTGAAAGGTTGTTTTGAACAATCGCGTTCCGTACCGAATCAGGAGTAAATCCTGCATAGACTAGCTGTCCAATACTCTGAGCCTTTACCCAAATCATATCGGCTCTTTCCTTTTCAGTTGTCTCCATCATCATCTTCTCCAAAATTAGCTTTAAAATCAAACCAGGGATATTGTTCCTGATTCAGTCCTTCCAGAAATTCTGGATGATTCTTTATCAGAGTCTTGCCTGTCTTATTGTTGAAATTAAGAAAGGATTGAAGGTCAATATGTTTATCTTGGGCAATCTCCATTAACTTAGAGAGATCACCCAATTTAAGAGTTGATCTTCGTGAGAATCCCCACCCTCCCCTTTCTCCAACTCGGACAGGTTTTCCAGTTTCCTTGACATACCCTTTAATTGCTGCTCGATAACGCTTAGCTATTTCCTCTAAATGTATAACTCCCTTTCCAATTCTTTCCGCATCTTCATCTGACGTAATGATCGCCGGAAGCTCCTGCCCGGCAATCTCCACCATTTTTGGCAACATCTTTTGAGCTGCGTCGCACTGTAGAACAAACGGACACCAGTGACAGTGCGTATTAGGTTCTGGTTTAAATGATTGCTCATTTATCATTTCCTGGGCAATGGCAATAATTTGATGTTTGTATTCTTTTAGTTCTTCAATTCCGTACTCAACCGTGACGATGCGTCCATACTTCCATTGCGCCTGAGAGAAAAGAACCTTTTCAATTCCAAGTTCTCCCAGGTTTTCAAGAACTACCAATGAATACAACTTACCTTGAAGGTCTTGCTTTAGCTCGTTTTCGGTGGGAACTTGCGTGCCCGACTTTCCATCGACAACCTCAAAAGTATTAAGGTGAGGATAAACAAAGAGTTGATCGATCTTAGCTTCGACCTGTACTGTATAAACTTCGGAACCGCCCTCGTTCGTATTTTTAGCAACTGGAAATTCCCAGTGCATTCGACCTTCGGCTAAATATAGAAAATCTCTCTTGATTACAATGGATTCGATAATGTTTCGAGCGTTGATCCATTCTATGGATTTAGAGAGCGGCACCATTGCTCTTGCAATTTCGTTAGCTCTCTCAATTCCTTCCGTGAACATTACCTCTTGAAAAGCGTGCGCCGCACTTCCCAATTCTGCGGCATCTCCACTGATTTTTCCGAGTTTATCTATATTTTCGTACTTGTATCTTCTTTGACAATTATTGAAACTCTGTATTCGAGAATATGAGAGTGGAAAAAATCCAGGCTCTTCATTTTTTCGAATGCGTTGCTGTTGCTCGGTAGTTCTAAGAGGCGGAGGCGGCACTGTTTTTTTCTTCTATGTGTTTAAGGAGGGCCATCGTTGCGTCTGACAAGTGGGAAAGTCTGTGAAAATCTTCCCAGTGATTGCACTCACTTTCGGAACCGGTAAAGCTTTTCGAACAAAGCCAACAAGAAATCTGTATTCGCCTGGGTAGTTGATAAACGAAAAACTTAACCATTAACCGACCAAGATTTAAATCGACCATTTCCTTCTCGGTCATTTTGCAGGATCAGTTATCTTTCCGCCAAGAATTACTGCGAGCTGCGCTGCCTGCATGTGTTCACATTCTTTTCCGCAATGCTTAAGGTGTGCGTCCGCAATTTGACCAAAAATGTAATTAACGGCCGAGCCAGCTTCTTTCTCTTCAGGGGTTAGTGATCCCTTTTTGGACTTGTTATCCCAAAGAGTAACTAATGCAACAGTTTTGCCGCGAAACCATCCAGACGTTGCGGGCAATTGTTCTCCAAACCAAACCAAAGCCTCGATTTTGTTTTTAACGGTTTCGGGCGATTCCGACCCATTTGAAGTTGGAGTGCCCTCGGCTGGAACATTAACCAATTCCTGTTGTTTCGTCTCTTCAACTGCTCGACGTGAAAATGCGCCTGGAGTTCCGGCTGCGCGAACCTCTTGTTTTCCAATCGTAGCGGATTCACTTTTAACTGATGAACTTCCATCCGCTCCATCTATTGAAATTCCATCAGGATCGTCTTTGTCTCCGATTTTGAACAATTTCATTAAATAGTATTTTTCGGCTGAAGTTCCCGCTTTCTGAATACCTTTATCTGCGGTATCCATTCCCTCGCCAATCCAATTGTCCTCAAAGGAATCGGAGAGATTATCGCCATCTACGACAGTGAATTTATATTTAATGATTGAATGAAAAGTATAAGTAATATACTCTTGATTGTTTGATCCGACCTTCTTCTTTTCTATGATCTGAAACTTAAGGAGTTCCTCGCCACTCGGGCGAATTACAACATTTCTAGAAGTTAGTTCGTGGCGCAAATGTCCAATAACAGAACCATGCGAAGTGAAGTCGTAACCACCCATTTCTTTGGGTGCCTTGGCATCCTTTTGGATGATACCGACGGCCTCGGTTATCTCGCTGATCTTTTGGTATAAATTGGGCGTGTTTGACTTAGGGTTGGTTGACACAATCTCTCCTATAAACAATTAAAATAGGGGAACTGGACAGCACTTTAATTCCAATTCCCCTAAAAGCGACGGCTTGGCACAGGGAGCGCCACGGCGACCGTACACCGGGTTAGGCTGATCTGTCAAGAGGTCTAGCCCGGGTCGATCTCGGGGCACCGTAGAGGGTTGAGGGGGCGGCCAGGGCTCACGCCCTCCCAAAGCTGCCGCCCCCCATCCTCACGGAGAGAAACAAGTTGATTATACCAGGTTTTCTAGATATTGCAAGGCCCATTTCTCCCGTTCAATTAAACTCTTAAATTTCTCAATTTCACCAATGGGTAGTCGATTCAGGTTCAGGTTGTCTTTCAAATCTGCAATTTTAATTTTACGAGCTAGTTTAAAAGCCGAGAGACGGACAATGTATTCCTTGTATGTTTCGTTAATGTAACTTGGATTTTTAGTATGCGGCATATACCCACGAAGCCTTGTTAAATGCTTTAGCGCGTAGATAGTTCTGCCACTTGCCCCTAT